TTAAGGTAAGTAATTATATTTACGTCTATCCGCCTCACTTATTTCACGAATCACTTTGCACGGATTGCCCGCAGCCAATACGCCTGACGGAATATCTTTAGATACCACACTTCCTGCTCCTACAATGGTATTATCGCCAATAGTCACACCCGGCAATATCTGAACTCCGCCTCCTATCCACACATTGTTACCAATAGTTATGGGCAAAGCATATTCCAAACCCTCAGCGCGTTGTACCTCATCAAAGGCATGTCCGGCAGTATAAATACCGACATGAGGTGCAATAAAAACATTGTTGCCGATAGTAACCTTTGCCCCGTCAAGAATCACCAGATTGACATTGGCATAAAAATTTTCGCCTATTTCGATATTATAACCATAATCGCAGATAAATGGTGACTCAAACATAAAAACTTCACCAATTTTCCCTAACAGATTTCGGATCACCTGCCTGCGCTCATCTTCTTTCGATGGTTGCAAACTATTATAATAGTGCAGTATATCTTTCACCTTAATTCTTTCAGATAAAAGGGTCTCGTCCAGATTTGCATTATAAAGTATACCTTTTGCAGCCTTTTCTTTTTCAGTCATAGTTATATAAAATTATGGTTTATCTCTTAATTTCTTATATCAATCATTATCATAAAACCTCATAATCAAATATAAGAATATTATCTCGTTTATGTCATTGATGTTATAAATAGCTCTTTGATTTTTTGCAAAAAACAAAGCACCTGAATACCTTCAGATGCTTTGCTTCATTATCTACAAAATCAGAAAAATCTTGATTTTAAAAACCTAATGCCTATCCAACTTAGCAATACCAGTAATAATATACGTCCGCACCAGATCTCGAAAGACTGAAAAGACGAAAGACGATTGACCTCCTTCTCTACCTCTACGGGATAAGGCACTTGTATGCTATCGGTGAGGAAAATAGAATCGCGAAGCAACTTGTCACGATAGAAGTATTTATACTTTTCGAGAAATACGGTATCTCCTTTCTGTCTGATCAGCACCGAGTCTTTGAGATAGACAGAGTCTAAGATCAATCGGTCTTTATACTCCGTTCGCACCGATTCTGCGGGAAAATACATCGTTCCTGTTTTGCAGGATGAAAGACCTAATAATACTAAAAGTATCAGTAAGATATAGGTAATATTTTTACATGCGAAAGGATTGTTTTTCATCTGAATTCTTTTTTTACATTGAAACATGGGCAGGCTTTTGCTGCAAACTCATTATGTCCATATACTTTAGCTTCGGGATATCGGGATTTTAATTTTTCAACCAACTCGACCAAAGCCTTTTTCTGAGCATCGGTTCGCGTATCTTTAGGCTTTCCATCAGCATCCAGCCCTCCGATATAGCACACACCAACTGAGGTCGCATTTTGTCCCAGACAATGAGCTCCGATCAGCGATTCGCTCCGTCCCTCGTGTACCGATCCGTCGAGATAAATAACATAGTGATAGCCTATCTTGGCAAATCCTCTGGCTAGATGCCACGCATTTATATCGTCTACGGTAAAATGTCGCCCCTCTTTTGTGGCGGAGCAATGCAATATTATTTTATCTATCTTTCTCATTTTCTTTAATTTGTTTTTTGATGATTTCCGACAAGCCTTTCAGCAGGTCGTCTCTGTTTTCGAATATGGTATGTAAATCGTCCAGATTTTTGTTCAGCTTCCATCTGTCCTTATCATGTGCTTTTTCTATGATTGATTTGCATTCTATCAGGATGAGAAAGGCAGCAGCCAAAAGCGTGACGTAAGGTTGAGGATAGAAAAATGTACCAATGCAGTCGAACATAAATGCAAACAGCATCAGGGCATAATACAGCACTGCTTTGGTAACAGTGCGTCTCAAACCGTACGATGTGCGGGCTTCGCCTCTCAATTTGGCTTTATGCCATCCGCTAATCAGGTCTATGCCTATCGCTAAGGCAACCAATAGCCACATAATGGTTACAATGCCCAGTTTAATACGCAACGCGTCTAAATCGCCGGTAAGCAGCGACTCTATAAATAATATCATAGTCTTGTTTATTTTTTAAGTTTGCAGGTTAAAATAATAATGATGTGCCAACGGCTTATCGATGTCATTGACACATCATAAAATAGAGTATCAGATAGTTAGAAAAAGAAAGAACGGTTATGCCCTGAAGGACTTTTGTCCACCAATACAGTTTTTATATTGTAAGGGTCTACATCTGTCTTTGCCTCCGATGCGTCGATCGATAGAGCCTGTATATGATAATCGCCTACTTTATCATCCGCTTCCGAAGCATCGACCAATAGAGCCTTTATATTTTCTATATCATGCTCTTCCGACACATCTTTATCAATCAGTATCGTAGTGATCTTCTTATCACTAACATCTATTCCTTTAGGAGGTAAACCATTGTCGAAATCTGCCATATTATATAAGGTTTAGAGTCGAAATGGTTAATTTCATTTGCATATACACCCCTTTGATGGGATAGGCAGGTATACTTCTGCCGGAAGCCTCGGTTACGCTATGGTAAAATAGAGGATGCCCCGAAGCTACATATTCATCCAAAAATTCACCCATTTCGATAGTCATGTTCGAATTATTTTTCATCAGGCAACGGGGATCTTCGGGCAAAACATCTATCCATCTTGGTTTCTGTTCATTTTTCCAAAAATCATAATCTACAATTCCATCTTTGAATGCAAAATCTTTATGCCAACAACGTCTTACTTTCAGATTGGGGTGAGGTGTATAAGTCAGCGCTCCAGCTTTTGCCACAAACGAGTCTGTTGCTCCATAACTGACTCCATTATACACAATGGCTCCACTCTTATTGCTTGCATCCTTAAAGTCAACAAAATACCAATAGTCGGGTTGGAGACTGCCACTGGCAATTTCCGATGCCGGTATTTTATTCACAATCCGTATCTGTATTGTGGAATAATTGAGTATATCGCTTATTTCATATACAACAGGTGTACCGCTAAAGCTAGGATCGACGGTAAATGATGATGTACCGTTCCCTCTAAAAATGTTATTACGTGTAGAAAGTGAGGAACTATATCCTGCATTATTATATTTGATACCGGCTTCGAGGTCGTCTTTCGATTGTACAATATACATCTTGTCCATTTCGATGAAAGTTACTTCATCAGCGTCAGTATTCAATAAGTTGGGAGTATTATCTATCAGAACTCCATATAAACTGGGTAGATTATTGGGAATATCTATTTTATTTAGTTTTTGTTTTCCGCCCAACCATATTATTTTGGATTCTGCCGATAGAGACTGCTTTTTAGTAATATCTACATTCGGACTGAAGGATAATGAATCGGCTGAAAAAACCAAATCACCGCTGTTTAACCCTATGGGAGCAATAGATGCCGGTTTATTCTGAGCTGAGGTAATAGATATTTTCTCGCCACGAGAGGTAGAATAACCAAAGATTATATAACGAGCAAATTCGAATTGATCTATCTCCGATCCTTTGAATATAAGTCCTTCCAATATCTGTCCTTTAGTAAATATCCATCGCCCCACGGGAGCTTTGACATCCAGAATATCCTCATATACAGATGGAACAACCAATCCTGCTGCTTGACAACGGGCAGCGAAATCGGCTCGTAATTCTTCGGCAGTAGTGCCAGCTAGTGCTTGATAATCAGTTTCCGCACCTATTCTGAATTTACAATTATCAAAGGCATAAAAATTATTCTGATTTGCATCTAATGCCTCCTGTGTTATTAGAATATTACATTTTTCGAATGTATGCAAACTACCGGAAAGAGTTTCCAAGTCTTGTTCTATACCGATAAATGAGTTACGATTATGAATTGTAATATTAGCCGGTGCAATTCTGAAAATACATTTTCCGGCAGTTCTGTTGGTCACAGAAAAATTTGAAAGTTGATAGAATGGGTTTTCATAAAATTCTACATTCGAGAATGTTAGATAAAAGTAACCATATCCACTCTCAACATTAGATTTTAGTTTCATTTTTTTCACGGTCAGGTCCTTTACAGATAGGTTGATCCGGGTAAACCGAGCAGAAGCAAGAGCTCTAAGATCCCAATCTACAATTGTCTTACCCATCTGATGTCCGTTGATGTGACGGATACAATAATCGTTCCTCCCTATATTAAGAGTGCCCTTATGCACTCCACTGCTAAACAGAAGTCCTATTTCTTCAACATTAGGAGTCGTATATAAGTTGCTGCGATATGGTTTTGTTCTCGATCCGTTACCACCTACATACGACGGAGAGAAAAAAAATACATTGGGTTGTACGTAGCGAAGAATATCCAACCCTGAGGCTGAAATATATTCATCTTTAAAATTAAATGGAAATAACATTATCTTCTTTTTTTTGAGTGATTATTATACGGCCATTATCAAATACTTCTATCAGACAGTTGTCAAATTCCGCATTTCTGACTTCTTCACGACCGATTACATTTCCTTCATTGTCCTTCAGCTCAATTATCTGAGCTTGTCTGTATAAGATGCGAAATTCTTCGGATTGATTTTCGAAAAAAACATTATCGTTCACAATCATCTTCACATCTCCTTTTATTACTTCATATTTCATTCTTCTTCCTCCAATTTAGCTTTTGCATGAATAAATAGATAAACTGTAGCATCAGAAGTCAATGATTCTACAACGAATTTGACTAACGATCCTTTTTTTATATTTATATTTAATATTTTACCGTCGGGTTTACTCACTTTTATATCACCGATCGTAATAGTGCTTACATTTAATGTATCTATCTTATAGATGGTCATATCCTCCCCTATCAGCATCTCCGTCTGCTGTGTTTCCATAGTCAGAGAGATGCGGCGTTCGAGTTGCAACCTGCGGGCATATTCCGCTAATTTGTCAAACTGATACTTGCCCGACCTGAGCGATCCGTCCGCTTCTTCTTTCGATCCGAAGATCCAGAAAGCCAAGGGGTCGTCTATTGTCTCCAAATGCGATAGCTGCACGGGATCCAGTTTTCTTGTATTATTTGCCATTTTATTTTGTTTATATATTAGAATTTCTACCGAAATATTTAATAGATCAGTATTGCATTTTTAGCATCTTCTGTCATTACCACACGCGGGTCTTCTGTACCCAAAACAGGAATTTTGTTAAATCGGGAAGCATCTGTCTCGAAAAGAGGATATAGCGAATTTTTAGTAATCGTAATCTGATAGCCAGAAGCCTCTCCGGTCTGACCGGTCATTTGCGAAAATGAGACGCTTGCTCCCCCATCGCTGCCAAAGCAATACATCAAACCCTGCGTTGTACGAAACGCAACCAGATATTTATTTGCTGCGGCTAACAACAAATTTGAAAGTTTTTCGGCTTTGAGGGTATGAATAAAAGTATTGAGTTGCTGCTTATAAATTCCATTCTCCTGATTTTCTACAAACGTGCTTTCATTTACCGCATCTATCTCCCAAAAAGGTTCAGAGGTTTGAATACGTTCGACAAAGCATCGGTCAAACAGATCTCCTTCAGCAAAGTAATAGGCTTTAAAATCGCGTATATCAAGCAAGTATAGGTTAGATATTCCACCGGGGTTGTAATCACAGTTGTGCTTTATATTTTGTAACAGTCTGCATGCCATAAGTCTGATTTATATATTTATATATTATCTGAAAGAGTACGAAGTCTTCTTGTTATAGAAGAAATGAGCAAAATGAAGTAGCTTTCAATTTTGCTCATTTACTCATTGGTTAACTAGCAGATATTAAGGTGTTACCACAGTAGCATCCGCAATTGCTGTGATCACGCTTACATCTTTTAGCAAGCGTCCCATTTCTATTTCAGTACCGGCAAGCGTTACAGTCCAACCGCAGGCATCGGCATCGGCAGCACCGGATGCGTAGTTGAAAGCAGTGGCACTCAAGCCATTGTTACGTCCAAGCATAATGGCGCGACCTGAACGATCTACTACTACGGCAGTAAATTTGCCTAAACTCAATTCTCTATCCTGATTCAAGACTTGATAGTCGTAATTGCTGATAGTAAAGTTTACGGTATGAGTTCGGTACTTGCCTCCGTTGCCATTTACGGCTAGCTCATCGGAAAAAGAGGCAGTAGCATCGGCAAAGTCAATTTTATAGGCTTTCTCTTTTTCGGGCAAAACGATGGTTTCTATTCCGCCATCGGTATCGTAAGTGTATTCCGTTGCCGGATCATAGTTAATCAGATAGATGTCTTTCACTCCGGCTACAGCGTATTGACAATTATCTTTTGTTATTTTTGATGTTAATTTACAAGACATATTTTGAAATGTTTTTTTAAGTTTATTAGGAATTGATTTGAGCTTGAAGTTCTCCGATTTTTTTATCTAAGGCTTTTAGGTGTGAGATTAAAGTGTTCCTTTCCGGAGTGTAATTTGTAAAATCCATATATGGTAATGCTATATCTGTATCTATAACTACATAAAAATCATCAGCGTCTACTCCCCCATTAAGCCAACAAGAAGTCAATGTGAAAGAGGATCCCTCAAGAGCTTTCTCTCTTTGGATATAACCAATAAAACAACCATTAAGCGTGAATTGTATCAAGGTTTCAGCAGATTCTTGTAAAGAGGTCTTTATCCCTGTAAAATATGAGTTTGTAGCCCATGCATAATATACTCTCCTATTCACTTCAAGATCAAGTGAAGAATTAGTTATCACCAGATTATTAATAATTAAACCTTCATCATCATTTTCAGATGCTAAAATTATGTTAGATACTCCTTCTACCCCTCTACAATTATTTATACGAACATTAATTCTTGTATCATAAAGCTTTATATATTGACTAAAAAGATTATTTAAGTAAATATCTCTACCTCCATATACAGTTAGAGATGTTTTTAATCCATCCACACAAACGATAGCATCATCATTTTGTAAATGCAACAACAACCACATATAACTTTCATTTTCAATATTATATGTTAAATCACCGACAATACCCAAATTCCCTTTTTTTGTAAAGGTATATTCGACAGAAGGCTTTTCTCCTGCATTTATAATATGTACAACATAGCTTTCATCTGTACTGTCTACATAGGCAAAAGCGTCTTCGAGTGTTGCGAATGGATTGTTTACACTGCCGTCAGGCGATTCGTTCGTATTTCGGCTATCCACATATACTTTGGTTCCAAGAAACGATGTACCTCCATTATCATCAGAACAACAACAGTTTACAGACACATTTACACACGGATTAGTTTGATTTGTTTTCATAATCTTAATTTGTTTTTGTTATTAAAAAAAAGAAATAGTTGAAATATCCGGACTATATATCTTTGATGTCATTAGAGCAAAGAGCAATCTGGCTGTATCGCAGATATATAGTCGCAGAATTTAATTTTAGATATTATAAAGAATCAAATCGGGTTTGAAGTTCTCCTAACTTTTTGTCGATTGCTTCCAAGTGTGAAAGTAAAGAGTTTCGCTCTGGAGTGTAATTTGTAACATTCATACGTGGAGGTAACGATAGATCTGTATCTATCTCTACATAAAGGTCATCAGCGTCTACTCCTCCATTTAGCCAACAAGAAGTCAATGAGAAATAGGATTTCTCAAGGGCTCCATCTCTCTGGATATAACCAATAAAACAATCGTTAAGCATAAATTGTATCAGACTTTCGATCGGTTCCAGCAAAGAACTTTGTATTGCTGTAATGCTAGAGTTTCTAGCCCATGCGTAATATACTCTCCTATCTACAGTCAAATTAACAGAAGAATTGGTTATTAATAAATTTGTCAATAGGACGTCATTAGAAGGAGGTGAAACTTCATAAGCTAATTTAACATAACAGTCTCCTTGTATTCCTCCACAGTTATTCATGTGAATAATATTATTCGTATCATACAGTTCTATATGATTACTTAAAATATTATTAAAAGAAATGTCTTGACCTCCATAAATTTTAAAATTTCCACTCAAAGAATCTACTGAGACTAATGTCTCAAGGTTTTGAAAATGTAATGATAAATAAAGAGCTATATTTCCCTGCATATTATTAAAAGTAGAATCACCTACAATACTAAGGTTTCCTTTTTTTGTAAAGGTATATTCAACAGAAGGCTTTTCTCCTGCATTTATAATATGCACTATATAGCTTTCATCTGTACTGTCTACATAGGCAAAAGCGTCTTCGAGTGTTGCGAATGGATTGTTCACACTGCCGTCGGGCGATTCGTTCGTATTTCGGCTATCTACATATACTTTGGTTCCAAGAAACGATGTACCGCCGTTACCGTCAGGACAACAATAGTTTACATATACATTTCCGCATGAACAGTTTTCATTTGTTTTCATAATCTTAATTTGTTTTTGTTATTTATAAAAAAAGGAACTGTTAAAATATCCGGACTATATATCTTTGATGTCATTAGAGCAAAGAGCAATCTGCCAGTATCGCAGATATATAGTCACAGAATTTAATTTTGGATATTATAAAGAGTCAATACGGGCTTGATGCTCTCCTAATTTTTTGTCGATTGCTTCCAAATAAGCAAACAAAGTATTTTTGTCAGGTGTATAATTTGTCACTTTAAGATTGTAATCAAGAAACATATCTCCATTTTTCACATAAAAACGATCTGTATCAAAATTCGAGATTTCACTTAAAATACTAGACTCAATTTCGAATGTCGCGTCTGATAGAGCTCTGACATTCTCTATTAGACCAATAAAACAACCATAAAACATAAAGTGAACCAAAGGATAATTTTCAACATTTTGTAGATAACCACTTACCATAGGTATATATGAATTTGTAGCCCATGCATAATATATCTTTCGGTTTACATCAATACTAAGAGAAGAATTCGTAATCAACAAAGTACCTAGAGTAACCATCTCATCCGGAATAGGAGCATTCTCATAGCCCAAAATTAGAGAAGAAGCTCCTTGTTGATATCTACAATTATTGAGACGTACAAACATTAGTGTATCGTATAATCTGATCCTAGGGCTAAGAATATCATTTAAATGTACTCCTTGTCCACCATATACTGTTAAATCCGCTCTTAATCCATTCACACAGAATACAGATTCTTCATCTTGGAAACGTAAGGATAAACGGAGGTAATCATTTTCTTGAATATTGTATGTTAAATCGCCTACAAGAGCCAAGTTCCCTTTTTTTGTAAAAGTATATTCAATGAGAGATAGTGATATATCTGCATTTATAATATTCACCACATAATCTTCATCTGTACTGTCTACATAGGCAAAAGCGTCTTCGAGTGTTGCGAATGGATTGTTTACACTGCCATCGGGCGATTCGTTCGTATTTCGGCTATCCACATATACTTTGGTCCCAAGAAATGATGCTCCGCCGTTACCGTCAGGACAACAATAGTTTACATATACATTTCCGCATGAACAGTCTTGATTTGTTTTCATAATCTTAATTTGTTTTTGTTATTTATAAAAAAGGACGCTATTTAGATATTTGGACTATAATACACAACTTCGTCTTCGAATGGAATGGCGAATCCTAAACGCAATCTGCCATCAATAAAAATCTTATTATCGTAAGGGGCAGCCATCTGACCCAAACGAATTTCTTCCAGATCGCTCAATAAATCTGTACCTAACAGAAAGTTAGAAGCTTCTGCCACAACCATATCGTTGTCGGCTATGCCTTTGACCGGAACAATCTCTGCACCCAGATATTTTACAACATCGTTTTCTACTATAAAATTCGGATTTACAACTACATTGACGCCAAATACTCCACCCAATGCAATCTTAACTTTCAGCAATGTTGCGTAAGAAACATATAGATTAAGACTTTCTTTTTCCAGTCCGCTAGCTGCAACGTCTTCGGGCAAGGCTGCGAATGCTTTTTCTATTTCTTCCAGCACATTGTCTTTGGTCAAAGCCACGCCTTTTATCTTGACTGCATCAAGGCTGTTTTCCAATACTTTGACCACTCCGTCAAAATCGTTTGCATTAGCCGTACTGTCGCCTTTGAAGATTTTAGTTTCTATCTCGCTGCTAAGCTCGTTTGCCAAAAGTGTCATTGTAGCCTCTTCGAGCGAATCGGGCAATTCTTGGTTTTTGGCTCCCGGACCCATCATCCAGATGGTGCGTTTGCGCTCAAGATCATCGAGACATTGTTCGAGATTTATTTTATAAGTCTTTACCTTCAACTCCTTTTCGCTCAGTTTGGCTATCTGTTGAGGAGTCCATGCACAGTCGCGAGAATCTGCCTGAAGTATATTTCCGGCAAGATCTATCAGATTAAGCTGTGTAGATTCTTTGATGCCGATAATAGGTGTAATTTTTCCTTTTTCGATTAGTTTACCTCCGAATACAGCTTTTGTAAACCAGTCCATATTGGATGATGGCTGATAGGTCAGAGATGAAATGTCATACATGTTTGCCATAATTTATTTTTGATTTGTTAAAAGAAATGCCGACATATTTTATAAATGTGATATTTATATTTTCGGGTTTGCCGACTTTCAAGTTTTCTTAATTAATTTATTTACGTCTGCTGATCGTTTGGCTCAAAGCAGCAGCCATGCGCTCGGCGGTTGTCATATCGCCCATGTGCTTGGCAGAGCCGGACAGATGGACGGCAGGGCGTGCAGATGGTGTTTTGCGACGCATTTCTTCTACTTGTCCTTTGGTGTCTTCGAGCATAGCTTGTGCTTCGTCCAAGGCTTGCATCAACTGGTCGATGGTCAATTGCATTTCCGCAATTTTAGCTTTTAAGGCTTCAGCTGTTTTAGGTTCGAATTCTGCCAAGCGATGGCGTTTTCGGCGAAGCGTCTGAGAGGCGCGCTCTTCTTCGGGTTGTGTTTTGTTTTCGGACAGCTCTCTTGTTTCCACAAACTGCCCTTGCTCGTCTACAATCAGCAGATTCCCGTTTGCAAGCTTGTGCTCGCCTGCCGGCATCTGTTCGCTATCGAGAGTGGCAAAGCCGTCTTGGTCTACATAGGCTTCTTTTCCGTCTGCCAATACAAACACGACATAGGGTGTGCCACTTGCTGTTGTATCTGCCTTTTCGACGTCTTCTATATCGAGCAACATACGAGCAATGCGTCCTAACAATGTTTGTTTCGGTCTGGATTTTCTCTTGTTCATTTTTACATTCATTTGCTGTTTTACTTCTGAAATATCGGGTTGTTGATTAAAGAAACCTTCTAAGGAAAAGCCTTTGACATGGCCGGTCATTATCTCTTTTTCCCAGTATGCCGGGTCTTCCACCTTGTAGCTGCACATCAATGTTCCCTTAGGAAGGTTTTCAAATCCTAGTGCTTTTGATTTATCTGTATTGGGGTCTTCTACGATCCACAACTCAGTGAGGTAATTGCCCGACAGTGGTGAACGATGCTGATGGCTGGTGTTGTGAAGTGCTACACCGGTACGCATCATTTTTTGTGCTATTTTTTCGATTTGTTCAACCGAAAAGCGAATATAATAGTCGCCCGATTCGGGACTGTTGCGGTAGATCAACTGATCGGGTTTGAGAACTACTCCGGTAAGTATTTGTTTCTTGCTATCGCGATTGAGTAATATTTTGCCGGCATCTTGTCTTAATGCTACAAAATCGACTTCATTGGCAGGGCAATCGACAAAGGAAATGGCAAAAATGCCTGTCTGATCGTCTTCTGTTTCGTCAATAATACAGTTGTAGATAGGTAAATTCAT